TCAGCATATCGCTGGGAGAACTCTTGAAAGCTGAAACTTCTGTGACGTAGAATCTGTCGGGCAATGTCGCGGGTGGTAACGATTTCGCAACAGGCTGAGACCATTTCGAGTGGGCTCCAGTGTTGGTGCTTGACCAAGTATTTGATAAGTCGTTCAGATGTCTCGGTGTTAAATTGGTTGGCAGGGTTGCTGACACGGGCACAGTACGCAATAAGTTCTTGCGCATCGTCGACGCCCATGCTAGCAAATTCTGCAGTTGGTTGTGAGTAGCTGAGTAATTTAACATGCATGGTATTTAATCTTCTTCTTTCGGCTCGTCAAAACATAACGATTCCATTGTTTTATAATGCTCATAGGCCTTTTTAAGTGCTTCAAACTTTTCTAACTTAGCAGGATCAGGTACAAGAATAGCCAGTCGATCTTCCATCTTAGATATAAAGTCTTTTAAACTCTTGCCATCTATTTTGATATCAGTACCAGCAGCCATATCAATACCATCGGTACTGATATTAACAGTGCTAGTCCCTGTGCTACCAGTCCAACTAGTTCCGTTGTAGCCTGAACTTGTGTTAAATGCATAATTAGAATTGGAACCAATTGTGTATGCACTTGACGGCAGCGTAATAGTAGAAGCTCCGATACCGGATAGTGTTGTACTCATGTTATTATAGTCATATGCGTAGTCAGAACCTGTAATAGAAATAGTGTCGACACTACTGTACGACAGGTCTGATGCAGTAGTGATCCCACTAAAATCTATCTCAAACTTTTCGTCTTGAGATTTCTTGCTCATTACTTTGCAGCCTTGGCTTCTTTACGTGCGTTCTTCTCTGCTGTGATTTCATTACGGCGAGCCTTGATAGACTTGCTAAGTTCTGCCAATGCTTTACGGGCACGAGTACCAGCGGCGCTGTTACCACCTGTGAACTTGGTATCTTCTGCGTCCCACGCTGCTACTTGATCTTTAATTGCTTGAATTGTTGCTGACATGTTATTTCCTTTATTTTAATAGTATAACTTATTATCTAAGTAAGTTATATATGCTTCAACACCTTTAGTATACGGCATTAAAGACTTTGTGTCAAATCCGGATTGCTCCAAACTTGCAATATCAGCTTGAGTAAACGTCTGATACTGAGATTCTAAATCAGCGGGCATGACAACATCTTTAATGTTACCTCTGCCCATCTGCTTGATTAGTTCGTTAGCCAGTGTGGCAAAACTAACTGCTGTGCCTGTGCCTACATCGTAGACGCCGGGCTTGTAATTTTTGATAAAATGATGTATTATTCGTGCCACATCTTCCACGTAAACAAAATCACGACAGTATTCGTCTGATCCTGCAAACAACAGAACATCTGCACCATGCTTAATTTTATCATGCCAATGCATAATGGTACTGGCCATTCGACCTTTGTGATATTCATTTGGACCATAGACATTGAATAGCCTTAATACTACACCCCTGGTAATTTCATTTTCACTAACCTGTTTACTGAACGCATATTGATTAAGTACTCCGTTTCCGTTTCCATATACTGCGGCACTGGATGTGAAGATAAATGGGATACTATTAGACTCACAAAATTTAATCCATCGTCGAGTCGCCTGCACATTGGTCTTATAAATGCTTAACCAATTCTTCTCTAAGGTGTCACTATTTGCGCCAATGTGGATTACAGCTTCAATTTCACTAGGCTCAATGTTTAATCGTTCGTCAATCGTGTGCGGATGAATGCTGGCAAACTCCTTGCCCACTAGATTCTTAAATTGTTCGGGATTAGGCAAATCGTCAAACACAATTATGTCTTTAATACCTTGCTTATTCAAGTAGCCCAATACCACACTGCCGATGAAGCCGCCGGCACCTGTTAATAATATCATCCCATTTCCTTTAATGTCGGAGCATACACTCCTAAATGCTGTACAGTCACAGCACTTGCTTGATTGGCAAATCTAATTGCTTGTTCAATATCCCCTGTGTAGAGAGACTGATAGCTTAATGATGCTAGAAATGTATCCCCTGCACCAGTTACATCCACTACTTCTACACTAGGTGCAGCAACGTCGATTTCATGATGAACGGCACTCGCACCTCTACTACCTCGAGTAACGATTAAACCACTGCATTCACTTTTAATTTTACTGTATTCTAATTCGTTAATCTTCACCCATGCACCTTGCATACGTTCTAAGTCTGTTTTCTTAGTATCGATAAAGATAGGAATACTCAGTGCAATTAGTTCTTCTATTAGTTCGTAGCTAACTGTTCCTTTATTATAGTCACTAACAACTATTGCATCATACACATTGGGGATCGCAGTGTCGAATGTAATAGGCGTTGACACTACATCGTTATCTATACGAACAATCTGTTGTCGACTACGTTCATCGATGAGTCTAGTCTTAACGCTTGTTTCACCGAACAGGTAATTTACTTCACACCCTAATGCTTCTAAATTTTTAGCCACATTGCCAGCCATACCTTCACGTTCTTCTTTATATGTAGGTACAAATACAGGCACAGGTGCTTCGGGACTTAATCTATCAATGGTACCATACTGATACACATCAATACAATTATCTCCGACTAATAATATCTTGAATAATGTTTGTTGTTGAGTAGGGTTCAATTCGGTCATAGTATATTACTTTATTACAATATTGATGTGCGGTGGATTCTGTATCATGTTTCCAGTCACTGCCTTTAACATAGACATCTGGCTTGTATCGTTCCATTAGTTTAATTAGTTCTTCCTTGCTGTCAAAGAACTCCACAATGTCTACAGCCTTTAAATTGCTCAACATGATCCTGCGATCGTTCTGATTGTTGACGGGGCGATTTTCACCTTTGAGTTCCTTGACACGCCGATCAGTGTCAATAGCTACAATAAGATGATCACCGTAACTACGTGCGGTGTTTAACAAGGCAACGTGCCCTGGATGTAGGACATCAAACGTGCCATTAACCATTACTGTGGTCATTTTAATTGACTGTCACCCGGAGCGACTCGATAATTGTCTTCTACTGAATCCGGAGTTGACACTTCGGTTATCATTGAGTTAGGAACTAATGCTTCGAGTTGGTGAGGTTGCAATGGGGGATTGTGCCACGTATCACCTTCACCTAGTGCTCGTTCGTGATGACTTGCATCCTTAGTATCAATCCACCTAACTAGGAATGCTCCGGAATTTACAAACCATGTTTCGTCTTTTTCACTGTGGAAGTGCATACTGAACTTTGCACCGGCCTGTGTGAAGACCATAATCTTGCCACAATACTTGTCGTTGGTTGCCCAGATAACTTCGTATCCCCAACCCTTGTCTACTTTGCCTACTTGTCTGGTCATAATTATCTTTAATGTTGGTACGGTCGGTAGGATTCGAACCTACACGGGCTGTGTCTAGGACCTTGCCCAATCCCAATCTTGTATTGCAACAAAACGGAGGTCTACCATGTTCCACTCACGACCGCATGTTAATAATAACATAGTGTATGTATCATTGCAAGCGGTACCTGCAGAAATTATAGCCAAAAGAAAGCCCGCCGAAGCGGGCTATATTAAATTTCGATATAGTCTTCTTTGCCTACACCGCACTCTGGACATTCAAAGTCTTCTGGAAGATCTTCCCATACACCTTCTTTCTCTTCATTGTGTTCGTGTCCGCAGACTACGCAAATGCGTGATAATTCCATTATAGTGTCTCCAACTTTTGTTGATACGCGGCTGCATGACGCTTCTCTACACCTTTTAGAGCGTTGAAACGTTTTTCAGCTTTGGCTAACACTGCCTTGAATTCTTCGGAATGTTGTTTTGATTCATCGATCTGTTCTTGTGCATTCATAGCACTGTCGAACCACCCTTCTGTGATTGCTTCGTTTTGCATCAGTGGATACATGGTAGTGTACTCGTAAGTTTCACCTTCAATGGCCATTTCTAGACATTCCTTAGTAGTTGGCTTACCGACAAGTAATTCCAAATGACCCCAGGCATGTAGAAGTTCTTGATCTGCTGTATGTTCGAAGTGTTGAGCGATTTCTTCAAACCCTTCCTCACGGGCAAGTTTGGCAAAGTAACGGTATTTGGTGTGAGCTTGTGACTCTCCGGCAAATGCCGCTTCTAAGTTTTTAATAGTTTTTGACATAATGTCTCCTTGTGTGTAATATTATATATCCTATTAAGACATAAAATCAATAGGTACTGACTATAATTATTTCAATGAGGTTAATAGGTTTTTTAAATTTTCAATTTCGTTAGCGGCTTCATCTAACAAGTCAGCAATTTTGTCTGGTTTGTTTTCAACTACTGCTAGCCTGCCGGGAATCTGTCTGCGTATCTCTGCCCTCTTACGTAGACGAAACAATAAACTTTGTTCCGCCACGGGCAAGTGACTTTCATCATTGAGCATACCATATCTCCTTAAAGCCTTCTTCTTCAGTGGGCATTTCAAAATTCCAAACCATGTCAAATAGCACCGCTTCGGGAACTACCTTACCTGGACGAGTTTTTAATCTACGTTGATGCTCTTCTTCATCGGGTGTTTGGAACACTACTGCAATGTGTTCGTAATCCGGAAGCATATTAAACTTACGAGCACGACTAGCAACTGTGGTGCTAGTCTGATCCCAAATTATAGTGTGTCCAAGTTCACGTGCTCTTACAACTTGTTCAGCCATTAGATTAACTGCGGTAGGCATGTATTCCTCAAACACTTCTGAATACGTCTTACCCTGTGCTCTGGCGTAGTCTTCTACAAATGCATCTGTACTAACCACAGTTAGACCCAATGCCCAGTCTTGGTTTTTAATCCATGTACTTTTGCCTGAAGCAGGAACTCCAACTAATTGATAACATTTAGACATGATGACCTTTAATTTCCTTATTCTCGATCAATTTTATTGCACGTTCCATAGAGATAACAATTTCACCTGTAGAGTCCATACCCACGTCCAACGCACGATATTTTTCCATGCCACTGACACCACCGTGCAAGTGACCGTAGAAGTGCAAAGAGCCTCTGTGCATCTGATCCCACTCAGCAATTGGATAGTGAAACATGACAATACGATGTCCGTCATATACTATATCCAAATACTTGTGTACTTCTGCAAAGGCGTTGCGGAATGTTGCATCTAACAAGGTCTTGCGATCGTGATTGCCTTCAATCAAAATCTTCTTGCCGTTCAAACGCATCACCATTCTGCCAGCATCACTACCTGACATGAACGCCACATCACCTAAGATGTAAACTGTGTCTTCTGGTTGTACTTTTGCGTTCCATTCCTCGGCCATTGCATTGTTCATGTAGGCAACATCGTTATTAAAACGTGCTCGCGTCTCCGGACAAAAACTCATAATGTTTTTATGTCCGAAGTGCAAGTCACTAGTTACCCATGTTTTCATTTATTCACCCATAAATTCTCGTACCCACTCAAAGTGAGTTTCGCTAGTCTTCATCCACTTGACATGATCCCGCTTGCGCATGGGTTTTTCAAAGTCGAAGCAGACAAGGACCCAGCCCCTGTGTTCCGAAAATTGTACAGTCTCGGCAACTCTGACGATCTGTACAATCTTATCTTTCATTTTTGCTACAATCATCATAGTTGCTCCTTTCATTATATATGTATTATACAATCAAACGAGTACCCTGTCAATGTGCAGGGTATTGTGTTGTATTTTTACAACAGGTTAACTGCCGTCTGCTGTCCAAGTTGGATTTTCATCTTGTTGGTACAAGTATGGACGATGCTTGATTTCTTCCTGTTCATCGTAGGTCCAACCTAGAGCTTTCATCATACGGTGCTTGACCAACAGGTTAGGACTACGAAAACGTCCAGTGTCATTAAAGCCCATCATAACGCCCAATTCACAGACAGCGCCACTACGACACACACCAGCATAACAATGAACAACTACATTCATTCTATTTTCTAGGGCATGTTGTAGTAATCGAACAAGCTCATTGGCTTGCTCTTGACTGCATCGCATAGCTTCGTCCAAGCATTCGTCGTTGGCTTCGATATCCAAGAACTCAAAGTTGTGACGCTCTTTGAATTCATGCTTGGCTTCGGGT